GCACCTGCAGGACTTGCTGGTGCTTGCATATCATCACGACGAGTTCTACGTGCTTGATTACGTTGTAGTTCAAGTAGCTGAGAATACTGCTGCTGATACAGCGTAGCAGTCTGATAATCTTTTTGAAACATCGAAGCTTCAATCATGCAAGCATTAAAAAGAAGATCATAACAGTAGTCACTAAAATAGTTTGTATTTGATACTGAAGTAAGAGTTGTGGGACGTGACACATAAACCACCTCTCCAGCATATGTAGAAGCTGCTGTAGGGGCTATCAGTACCGTAGAGTTATTCCTACGCCCATAATAGATAGGTTCGCCTGTAGAGGCACTTACAGGCCAGTAATCGTTAATGTATTCATCTGTACGCATAAGCAGGTTAATTTTTGTACCGTTGCTTACAAGATTAAAATTCTTTACAATACGTGTACCAGTAGGTAAGGTAATTTTATTATTACCACTTGATACAGCTACAGAAGTATAAGAAACTAAACCATAGTCATCTAGGTCTTTGACCAAGCGTTCTTCTGCTCTATTCGTCATATTAGGAATAAAGTTGAGGAACTCAGTGCTGTCATTTTCTGTAGCAGCGATTAGTTCATTGACCAGATAAGTGTAGTTAGCCATAGAAGATAGCTACCGTAGAGCCAACAGTGGGAGCAGAAACTTTTACTGTTCCATTCATTTTAATCCCTAGATCAGTAAAAAATATTTCAGAAGCATCACTTGCAGTTGTCATAGCAAACTTAATATTATTACCTTTAATAGTACCATAGGCATCTGTTGATGTACCTGTGATTAGAAAAGTTCCTATACCTGTAGCATATACTGAACGAATACGAGTATCAGCAACAGTCACACTTGTTGTTACATCAAGAACTGCACCGCTGCCTATAATGTATCCCTCACGAAGAGTTGTTGTCATTTCAGCCTCTTTTAATTTTTAAGTATTAAATACTAGGAATAGTATAACACTAAGTTAATAAATAAAAAAGGCAGAGGGGTATAAAAAGAATTTCTTAGATTCCTTCTACACCCCAATGCCTTAATTTAATACATCAGGTTCTATTAAGAACCAGAAGCACCATAGAAGCCACGCCAATCGGACCAGCCGAAGCTGTACCGTTCACGAGCTTTATAACGTAGATTTCCTGTGTCGAAATCTGGTTCCATCTTTGTTGATAGAGGTGCACGAACAAACATCTTAGTACCATTAGGAACATCAGTCTTAAGGTACCAACCATTAGTATCCGTGAAGCGACGATTAACAAAGAAACCACCGGGAACTAGACCCTGATTACGTACAGAGTTAATAGCGTTCTGATTGGTGGCACCATTAGCAGCAGTTGTTGGATTAACACCAATAACTGTTGTCATCTGGCTGTTTAGAATCTGATCTGCTGTAAAGGCTAGATCAGAAGGAACGTGAAGCGACTCAGCTTGTGCACCAATTAGAATGCCACGATCATCCTGAGTTTTTGAGATTGTAATAAGAGCAGTCTCAAGCGAAGCTTCTGATAGATCGGTAGCACCTAGAGTGTTGGACTGAGGTCCATCACCTACAGTAGGATGGTCCGCTGCGAATAGTGCAACACCATCTCCACCAAGATAAGAAGCACTGAAGCCGTTGTTGAAAACGTCGGCAGCTTTTACTTGCTTGGTGTTTGCCATAGCACGGGCAAGACCGCGTGCACGAAGTTTGGCAAAGGTATCATAGAGGTTGTCTTCCATAGCTTCTTCAGTAACAGCAAATGCAAGAGCGACTGTTTCTGCTGTATAGCGAGCAGTATAGCCTTCCTGTGCGTCATCATACTGGACTGCAGCACCTTCACCCTTTACAGGTGCAGTACCAAAGCCGGTGAAAAGAACTTCTTCTTCAAATGCACGATCTGAGTTTTCAATTTCGTAAAGTGGTTCATGTTCGTTATCCACATCACCATATTCAATACCAAAGATAGCATTCAGACCGGGAAGAAGCTCCTTGGCAATACTAGCGCGATTAATAGCCATTTTTTAATACTCCTTCTTAACCTGCTGGTGGTGCAGAAGTACCAGCACACACAAAAGCATCATAGTGACGTGCAATACGTACTTCTAGCCTTGGGAATGCGCGTTCTGCAGCAACTTTAATGTCATTACCGGGTTCGTTGATCACGGCGATTGGACGAAGCATCCCACTAGCGGTTGTGCGAGTACCTGCTTCAAGACCGAAACCTGAACGACCAACAACAGTTGAACCAGTTCCAAGAGTGACATTAAAGTTAAAGCCACCATTGATATCACCAATAGAAACTGAGGCATCAGCCTGAATTTCAAAGGTGGCATTTGGATCATCGACAACCATGGCTTGACCTTCGGATGCAGAAAGACCAGCAGTCCAATAATTAGACCACTTAGGTTCTCCGTTTTCTACATAACGGCAACCAGTGAAAACACCGATTGCTTTCTGTGTAATTGTAACTAGAGCTACGATATATCCGCCTGATTGTGAAACGATATCACCATTAAATAGTGCAGGTGTTGTACCTGAAGCGATTGGGTATTCATTCATACCGGAACCGTTAGGTGCACCACCACGTCGGCGGGAAGGTCGTAGTCCAGATAGTGCTTTAGTAGTAGTCATAGTACACTTTCCTTTCTATGCTATATACAAATTGTACACTAGTAATTTTTATGTAGTAGTAAACTTACTTTATTCTTGGAACTTAGCTTGTTTACCACGACTTACTTTTGTACGGCTGTTGTTTGAGATCGGCATACGAGAATCTGAACTATTCATTAGCTGGGCATTAACTGCATCAACCATTTCTCGGCTACGTCCCTCATAAAAGTCTTTACGAGATTCTGCAAGTTCTTTAGGCATTTTTGCTAAAGCTAAGTCTCCACGACAGACTGCACCTGCATATCTTCCTCCCTCTCTCACGTCAGAGGAGTGTAACATCTCTGGAACTTCTTCCGACTGTACAAATTCCCATCCTTCACCAGTACGCTTACCTACATTTTGGTAATCTTCTTGATTACGTAGAGTAATACGAATCCAACGTAATGCCATGCCTTCATTAAGAAAACGAGTTATTACTGATGCTGGTATTTCTAGCCAATTAGGTTCTTCAAATACTGTACGCCGTTGTTTAGTTTCGCGAGTTTTGTCACTACGTGATTCAGTTCGTGTTGTCATTGTATATCCTTCCACGCTCAATTAACTATAAATTTCTGTATATTCGCCTTCAGCATTATCTGCCTTTAGCTTTTCTGCAGCAAATTTTTCCAAGGGGATACCCCACTGATTAGCTCGTCTAACATCTTCCGGTGTTAGCTTAACTTTGTTACCTCGTGAGGTTTGCGGTGTGCGTGAAGCACCTGCAACTACTTGGGCAGAATTTGACGGTGTATCCTGCAACCGTGGTGTTGCTTCTTCTTCCTGCTGTACAACAGGAGGAGGAGCATCTTCATACTTATGAGGAAACTGATTACGTAACTTATAATCAATCGCCTCATAAAAATCGTCATCAGTTGGATCATATCCTTCTGACTTTAGTTCAGCATCTGCAGCTAGTGCTGCTGCAGTCATAATCTGGTCATTACCAAACCATGCATTCTTACTTGCCCATTCTACAGCTTTTGGATCATACTTTGGTGTATCAGCTACATTCTGTTGAGGAACCTGTCCAGCAGCTTCAAGCCTTTCGTTATAGTCCTCCCACGCACGTTTTTGCTGATCTACTACTGTAGTCTCTGCATAAGACTTAGACAATTCTTCTTGAGCAGCAAGCATCCGGTCTGTATCGCCAGAATCTGCAGCTTGTTTATAAATCTCTCTAGCTTGTTCAATACGGCTGGTAAGCTGTCCTGCTGTACTATCAATATTAGTTTTTAAACTAGAAGATAATTCTTTTTCTTTTGTTTGAACGGAAGTACGAAGATTACTTACCTCTAAACGAAGACTTTCAATTTCTTCTTCACGTTCTTTACGCTGCCGAATAAGCTGTTTAATACGCTTTTCTGCACCTTTTGTTTTAATTCCTTCTAGTTCTTCAGGAATTTCTTTTTCTGTTTCAGCTTGTAGTACTTCTTTTTTTTCTTCTTTTTGTACTAATTTAGCTTTTGGTTTCGTTTCTTTTTCTTCTTCTTCTTCAATTTCAAACTCTACTTCTCCGAGAATATTTTCTCCAGTAGAGCCTGTAACACTGATTTCTGACCATTCCGATAGGTCTGTTTCGTTTTCTTCTGCCATATATATTACTTTCTCTTTTCCTTTTCGCTAGTTGCGATACTAACGGTTACGACTGTTTATTTCTATAGTATATATTACTAATTCTAATTAGACAAATTAAATGTTGGATCAAGAGAAGCAGGATTATCTACCTTCATAATGATCTGGTCATCAAACAATAGTAGAAGCTTAACACCCTTATAAACAAACTTCTGTCCAATTAATTTACCATAAGCTACATAGTCACCTTCTTCACACCAAGAACCTAAAGGAAACTTTTCTTTATCGTCATAAGCTAGATCACCTAGTTTAAGAACTTTACCTACTGTAGTAAGATAAGCAATATCGTCCCTAACTGTATCAGGTAGAATAATACCACCCTTAGTTTCTTTCTTAATAGATACTGGTTTAACTAGTACATAATAACCGGGTAACTCTGGTAAATCTTCTTTTTTTATATTATTATCTTCATCTGAAATCCAATCAGAATTAGAAATTGATTTACCCATTGAGGTTACTTGCATTTTATTTTTTACTCCTCTTCGTATATCCGAGTTTTAACGATATTGACGAGATTATCCTTTGATAACTCAATCCCCTCAATTCTACCAACTATCTGGCGATAATCAGAATAACTCGAAGCAGTCCCGTATGCAAGTAAATTTTTTAGTTCTTCTATTTGTTTATCATATTCTTGTGTTAGTTCTTCCCATAAAGTCATTTACTTACTTATTACTTTCTTTTACAAAAGCTGTTACCATGTCTGCAGCTTTAAGCATCTTGGTTGTATCTGTAGCTTCTTGAGACTTAGCTAAATCCATGATCGCATCTAAGGCTGCAATAGCTTTCTTTGCATTACGATCTTTTTCTTTTTCTTGAATACCCGTTGAAGTCTTAATACCTTCTTTCATCATATCAATTTGAATCTGAGCTTCCTTCAAGTCAAGCTCACGGTTCTTCATCGCTGCTTCAACGCTTTCTTTAGCTGTCTGTGCTTGTATTTTAGCTTGTTCAATCTGTACACGCTGTTGTTCAATATTGACCATCTGTGCTTCAGGTGAACCTGCTTGCTGCATCTGTGCTGCTGCTTGGTTAGCCTGAGCTACCTGTTGTGCAGCCACAGCCATAACTTGTTCCATGACCTGTGGATCATTAGGATCAACCTGACCTGAAGCAACAGCCTCTGGACCATACTGTTGAATCATCTGTGCTGCAGTACCCTGTACTTGCTCTTGATACTTCATAATCATATGCTCTTGCATATTAGCTTCAATAACAGGAGCAATACGCTGCATCAGAGGATTTTTACCATTCTGAGGGTCTTGCATGTATGCAGTCTTAGCTTGGATATGTGCATCATGGTTTTGACCCATAAAGGCTTTAATTGGTAGACCCTTAACTGCTGCCATAATATCCGAGATTGGATCAAGGGGAACAGGTGAAGGTTTCCGAGGCATAATCTTATCTAGATTAGGCACGTTAGCTGTTTGAAGGATATTACGATTAAGCTCTTCCATATCGAACATACCGGGTGGTGACTGCTGTGCTAACTGTAGTGCCATCTGAGACATCATCATACGATGTGCGTTAGATGGAATGTTAGGATCAGATACTGGAATAATATCAATACGACCATCAAAGTCTGTCTTATAGATTTTTAGACTATGCTCTGGTAGTTCACACATAGATTCTTTTGGAAGGTATTCGTAATTAATACGACCTAAGATTTTAAATTCGTCTCTTTGTGCATGATGTAGGCGCTTATGAATAGCAGAGAAAAACTTACTACTTGCTTCCAAGAGAGCCATAGTTGTCCCTACAGGACCATAACTAGCTCCATCAGAGATAACCTGTTCTGTAC